GTTGTTAAACAATGTTCCAAAACCTATGATGGTTTTTCTAATAACTTCGTGATAAAAATAAGTCCCTAACATTAAAATAGTCCAAATGGATTTGATTCAGTGAAATCGAGAATTTGATCTGCTTCATTCTCAATTTCGTCACTATGATCGTATTTATCCTTATCTGTGTTTGCTGTTCCTACATTTACAGTATATTGAGCACCAGATCTTGTTCCAGTTACAGTCTCTCCTCTTAAGAATGTTCCAGTTTCAATACCAACCTGTAAAATCTTAGTATCAAGATCCCATCTCTTAACTCTTGCAGATGCGTTAGATCTGTTACCTGTAACAAGTTCATTGAACCAGTAACTTCCAGATCCTATACCAACTGATGAAGGAGGACCAACTGTAATTGTTGGAGGTGAGAAGAATCCTGCACCAGCGTCTTGAATAAAGATATTTGATATGGTTCCACCAGCACCAACCTCTGCACGAGCAGAAGCAGGTAATTGTGGTGATAGAGATGGAAGTGATATGGATACATTCGGTGTTGTAGAATATCCAACTCCACCTGTACCTCCAATAGAAATACGTATGATACCTTTCTTACCATCAGATCTGATTAGTGCAGTAGCAGCAGCACCAACACCTCCACCACCAGAGATTGTAACCACTGGTGCAACAGTGTATCCAGCACCTGAATTTGTAATTACTATCTCTTCTATAGAAGTTATATTGTTTCTTGTAGTCAAGATACCCACAGCAGTAGCATCTATTCCACCACTAGGTGCTGTAGTTAACCCTATGGTTGGTGCACTTGTAAATCCTGATCCATCATTTAGTAGACTGATACTTTGGACAAATCCTGTTCCTATAGTTGCTGTAGCAGTCGCTGCAGATCCAACACTATTCATTTGTAGATCAGTGATTACACCCAAATCTTCTGTCTTACTATCAATAGCATCTATACCAGTATCAATGGTTTCATCATTATACTCAAATAGTTCACACTGCAACTCATAAACATACGTGTGACCTAATTGGTAAAAAGGAACTTCATGTTCTACAAATTTTATTTCAAATAATCTTTGACCTAATGGGAAAAATACTAAATCTCCCTCTCTTGGTCTCATCACTGCTTCACCTACTTCATCAACATCTTCCTGACTTAAAAATGGTGCAATAAAATCTTCAAATCTTTCTCTAGAAACAACTAACTGTAATTCATCTCTTAGACTCATACCAAACTTCGTTAGAACATCTCCTGCTCCACTGTAACCATCCCATGTGTTAACATACGCTTCAAGTTGAAAATTATCATCAAATTTTGATGCCTCAATCTCTTGAAACACTGTGCTTCGATTTACATATTTTCTAGGAATATAAGTAACCTCAACACCATAAATTTTCAATTGCTCGTTAACAAGCGATTGAATTAAATTCTGTTCTTCAGGTGAACCTTGTAGAAAAAAGGGATTGAGAGCCATTATCCAATAAAGTCAAGTGGTGGTAATTCGTAAGTAGACATCATTTCTTGTCTAATCATTTCAAGTTCTCTTAGAGCATCGTCATATATTTGCCTACCATTTAATTCAATACCACCAGGTAATTTAACACCTTGAAATTTAATTAAATTTTGTCCCCACTGTCTTTTAATTAAAGCAGTTAGGTATCTCTTTAAAAAACTATCATTAAATAACTGTGTATATGTTGTTGGATCTAATATTCTATGACAGTCAATTACTATAAAGTCACCAGCATTCAAACTATTATAATTAATATCTAAGTATAATCTATCTTGTCTTTTATTAAATCTAACCTGTGCTTCAGTTGTTAACAGAAAATCAATATCTTCTAGATATGATTTTACCATAGCATACTGTAATAACTCAACTGAATTAAAATAATACAAATCATTTAAAAATAACTGATATTTGATGCTGAACATACCACCAGATATCGCACTCATATCAAATTTAAATATCTTTTCTATTCCTACAACCGTTTCAGGCACCTGAATGAAGTTAGATGTCTCGTAGAAGTTTGATGTGGTTGTACCATAACCACTTATCGCTGTAGATGTCCCAGTGGTTGTTACAATACCTACACCTGTTGTTCCCTGTGCCTTTCCTCTGTCTATATCTGCCTGAGTAAATTGATACTTGAGATACATTCTTTCAATACCATCAAAATGACGTTCTTGAAAATATTGAAATGCATCATCAACTAAATCATCAATCTGTTCGTCACTCACGTTGATTTCTAAGACTGGTGCACCTAACTGTCTTTTACAGTATTCAATTAATTCTTCTCGTGAAGCAGGTTTCGCCATTAGAAATCCTCAGTGTCTTGTGTAATATTTTTTGGTTTTTTCTTTCCTCTCAGTTGAATTAATAAATTTTCCTGATCAGTTACCTTTGTGCTCAATTGCTCAACAACATTATTTAAACCAAGTACTCTTGTTTCTAATGCAATAATTTGAGCAAGCATTTCGTGTGTCTTCTTTTGATAAACACCCAAAATCATCTTGTATTCGTTTTCATCCATAACAGAGTATAAAAAAAGGTGGGAATATACCCACCTATATTTATAAGTTATACTTTACTCGTTAGAACGAGCCACCATCTACGGTTATATTTTCTAATTGTCTTAATG